GATGATATGCAAGACCTAAAATCCATTCTACAAGACGGCGATGTTACTAAATGTGGCGATAATTTGATATTTAATCCATTTAATAATGAAAACACTGAGATTACATTGAACGATGTTCAATCTATTCTTAATCGTTATGGAATTAAAGCACCAGTTCATAATTTAGAACTTTATAAACGTGCTTTTATTCATAGTTCATATACTAAAAGGTCTCAACACGAAAATCTGGCTAATAATATTACAATCATGCCTTGCCCCAATGATTGTTTAAAACTAAAAACCAAATCAAATGAACGCCTAGAATTTATTGGCGATGGTGTTTTGGAATTAATTACAAAGTATTATCTTTATCGACGCTTTCCTAAAGCCGATGAAGGTTTTATGACGGAGAAGAAAATTGCTTTAGTAAAGAATGAACATATTGGAAAATTGGCGTATGAAATGCATATCAATAAATGGTTAATTATTTCTAAATACGCAGAGGAGAAGAAAATCCGAACGAATTTAAAAAAATTAGGATGTTTATTCGAGGCATTTATTGGGGCTTTGTTTTTAGATTTCAACAAGATTTCCGTCAATGATGAAGAGGGCTGGTTTAAAAATGTTTTTGTTACCGGTCCTGGTTTTCAAATGGCACAAATTTTTGTAGAGAGTGTATTTGAAGCACACGTTGATTGGACTAAAATTATTAATACTGATGATAATTTTAAAAATATTCTTCAGGTAAAAATTCAAAAAGAATTCAAAACAACACCTGATTATTTAGAAATTAGTCATACGATTGAAGAAGGATATGAAATGGATGTTATTTTACGTATAGGACAACCTATTCACGCAATGAAAACAAGTGATATTATACCTTTTGAAGAATTTGGTTCCTTCCAAAAAATCCAAGAAAAATTACTGGAACAATCGTATGTCTTTGTGTTTTTGGGGAAAGGTATTCATAAAATAAAGAAAAAGGCAGAACAAATCGCAAGCGAAATCTCTATTAAAAAGATTGATAAAATGTAATACAATAATTTCAAACTTTTTAAAAAGTTGTATTATATAAGACATGGCTGCTCTTTTAGCTAAATTAAAACTAAACAAACCACCTGCGATAAAAAAAGATATGGAAATTAATATAAGAGGTAACATAAATGCCAAAAAGGTAGTTCAGAAAAAAAAAGAAGACGGAAGAGATAAGGAAGAAGAGGCCGATGAAGTTGATGCGGCTGATGAGGACGAAATTCAAGAAAAACAAATGAAAGGTGTTAAAATTATAGATGAATCTAATAAAAAATTTGATAGAGATACTTTTTTAAAAAGCTTTAAGAAAACAAAGGTAATAAATACACTTTTACCAATAGAGCCAATTGTTGAGGAAATAAAACCTATACCTAAAACTATAAAACCTAAAACTATAAAACCTAAAACTATAAAAACTAAGGGACAAGAGGACGAAGGCAAAGACGAAGACGAAGGCAAAGACGAAGACGAAGGCAAAGACGAAGGCAAAGACGAAGGCAAAGACGAAGGCAAAGACGAAGGCAAAGACGAAGACGAAGACGAAGATGAATTGCCAAAAGAAAAAGAAAAAGAAAAAGAAAAAACAAAAACAAAAATTACAATACGTCGAACCAAAAAACCAAAGGTTGGTGTGAAAGAAGGACCTTATTCGATGATAACAATTGGAGATGCCGATATTGAAACGCGTCTTAAAAAGAAAAAAGAAGCACCTATTGTAATTCCGGCATCATCTTATTATATGGATAATCGTAAAGTATTTGTCAATTTTATGTCCTTGTTATTCAGCAAATATAAAAAAGATTTGGTAGATGAAGCTGCTGCACCAGCTAGTTGTCCTGGCGAGAATGACGTTAATGAGTTTTCTTTAATGACCCATCAAAAAATAGTCAAAGATTATTTGAATTTATATACACCTTACCGAGGATTATTACTTTATCATGGTTTAGGATCTGGAAAAACATGTTCTTCTATTGCTATCGCCGAGGGCATGAAAAGTAATAAGAAAGTCATAATTATGACACCGGCTTCGCTTCAAGTCAATTATCGCGAAGAATTGAAAAAATGTGGTGATGAATTATATAGGAAAAATCAATTCTGGGAATTTGTAAATACTAAAGATAAAGAACCTGAAATAATAGAAACATTGTCAAATGTATTATCCATCTCAGTTGAATATATTATTAAACACGGAGGTGCTTGGTTAGTGAATATGTCAAAATCTGCAAATTATGATGACTTATCGCCAAGTGATAAAACAAAACTTGATGACCAAATTGATAAGATGATTTTGCATAAATACAAATTTATTAACTATAATGGATTGAGAATGTCTAATATTACCGAAATGACAAACAATAATACCATTAATCCATTTGATAATGCAGTTGTTATTGTAGATGAAGCACATAATTTGGTTAGTCGCATTGTGAATAAACTGGGTAAGAAAAAACAAAGTATTCCTATTTCACTCTATACATTGCTAATGAAAGCTACAAATGTAAAAATTGTTTTATTGTCCGGAACACCTATCATTAATTATCCGAATGAAATTGGTATTCTTTTCAATATATTGCGTGGAAATATCACTAGTTGGTCCTTAAAATTAGACATTCGTGAACAAAAGCAAATTAACACTACCTATTTACAATCATTGTTTAAAAGTAGTATTCTTGGAGGAAATATACTGGATTTTTTAGAATACAAATCTTCGTCAACTACACTAATTATAACTAAAAACCCATTTGGATTTGTTAATAAAACATCAATGAAGGATAATACATATGCTGGTATGAAGTTGGAAATTGGAGAACGTGGTGAAATTAATGATGCTACCTTTATAAAATTGATTACTGCGATTTTGAAAAAAAATAATATAAAAGTGAAATCGGAAGAAACTTCAATGACTGAATATAAGGCTCTACCTGATACACTCGACCAATTTAAAGAAATGTTTATAATGGATGATGGTGAACTAAAAAATATGAATATGTTTAAAAAACGAAGTTTGGGCTTAACATCTTATTTTCGTAGTGCTCAAGAAAGTTTGATGCCTAGATATAAAAAGGAAAATCCTTCTGATTTTCAGATTATTAAAATTGAAATGAGTGATTTTCAATTTGGGGTATATGAAGAAGCACGAGAACAAGAACGTAATCAGGAGAAGCAAAATGCTATGAAGAAAAAACACAATCAAAATGTGAGTGATTTGTATGAAAGCACTAGTTCTACTTATCGTATTTTCTCTCGTGTGTTTTGTAATTTTGTTTTTCCCAGACCTGATATTTCTCGACCTATGCCTGACAAAAAGGACAAAAAAGGCGAGGAAATTAATTTGAATGAAGCGATAACAAATAAAGTTATTAATGAAGATATGATAGATAATGTTTCAGAGAAGGAGAAAAAAAATCGAGATGAAGCATTTGACGAGGATGATGCTGGTGATGATGCTGGTGATGGTGATGGTGATGGTGATGGCGATGCTGGCGAACGTGGAAACATTTCATATAAGGAACGAATACAAAATGCTCTTGGTGAGTTAAAAGCGAATAGCGACAAATATTTAACACCAGAAGCATTACAAACCTATAGTCCAAAATTTTTACATATATTAGAAAATATTAAGGACGAAGAACACGAAGGTATACATTTGCTTTATACGCAGTTTCGTGCATTAGAAGGCATTGGAATTTTGAAACTTATATTAGAAGCTAATGGATTCGCCCAATTCAAAATAAAAAAAACAGGAGAAACTTGGAGTTTGAATATATCAGAAGATGATATGGAAAAACCAAAATTTGCATTGTATACTGGTACTGAAACTCCAGAAGAAAAAGAAATTATTAGAAATGTGTTGAATAATGCGTGGAAATATGTGCCTGATTCGATTACAAGTAAATTAAAGGAAATATCTCCAAATAATACGAGAGGAGAGATTATTAAATTATTAATGATTACTTCATCTGGTGCCGAAGGTATTTCTTTAAAAAATGTCCGTTATGTCCATATTACCGAGCCTTATTGGCACCCTGTTCGTATTGAACAAGTTATTGGTCGCGCAAGACGTATTTGTAGTCATCAAGATTTACCTGAAGAATTGAGAACAGTACAGGTATTCTTATATTTAATGGTATTATCGGAAAAACAATTAAGTAGTAATGATACACTTGAGCTGCGTTTAAAGGATAAGAGTAGAAAAGATAATACCACGCCTGTTACTACAGATGAAGCATTATATGAGATTGCCCATATAAAAGAAGAGATTTCAACAAATATATTGAAATCAGTAAAAGAAGGATCTATCGACTGTATGTTGCATTCAAAATCAAATAAAAGTGAAAACTTACAATGCTTTAGTTTTGGAACAACGGATACTTCTAAGTTTGCTTATGAATTAAATTATCAAAATGAACAATCTGACGATATAGCTGAAAAAAATAAAATGGGGAAACAATTTGAAGGTTTTAAAAAAATAGAATTAGATGGTATTAAATATGCTTTTGATCCAAAAACTAAAAAAGTATATGACTTAGATAGTTATATGATTAATAATCCTCAACACGTTGGTGATTTGAAAAAAGAGGGAGATAATTATAAATTAGAATTGTTTGATATATAATTTTATTGATATATCATTTTATTGATTAATGATTCTATTTCTATTTCTTTCGCACGGACAAAATAAGATATATATAAAATCTTTTAGTTCTTCTAGAACTCTTATGATTATTAACATATTTATAACCATTGAAATAAAATTGCTTACATAATATAAATTTAAATAATAATTAACACAAATATAAACGATATTGTATGATAACATAATGTAACTGACTGATATAACCGAAAAGTAATAATATAAAGAAAACAATAAACATTCGTTTGATGTTAATATTTTTTTAAAATAATTATACATTGTTGTTCTAACTATTTTTTTCATACAACAATCCTCTATTATTAATTTAATACGTTTATCTACATTATTGTCTAGTATATCTCTGTTTATATTGTACTCTTGTCTGTTCATTGCTAATGTGTTATAATGTTAATAAAAGTAATAATATTCAATTTTATATAAAATCATTCTTATATAAAATCATTCTTATATAAAATTATTCTTATATAAAATCATTATTGCTTTGTCAGTAAATTAAGAATTTGATTTTGTTTATCTAATATTTCTTTTAACATTTCACTTACAGATGTTGTTTCACTTACAGATGTTGTTTCACTTACAGATGTTGTTTCACTTACAGATGTTGTTTCACTTACCGACGTTGTTTCACTTAATATCTCTTGCGTTTGTATGGCTTCAGTTTTTTGTATCGGATTCGTGGATTTCCGTTTTAATAAAGCCATAAAATCATTTGATTCAGATAAGGCTGGTGCTGGTGCTGGTGCTGGTGCTGGTGCTGGTGCTGGATGTTGTAGTTTTTCATCTTCAAAGTAAACCCTTTTTTTTACCTTA